AACTGAGTATCTGTCGGAGTGATGCGAATGTACCCACCTCGCACAACTTCCAAAGCCTTTATGAATTGCGCCATCCGAGTAAGTTTTTAATTTTTGCCAATATATTTTGTTGCTTGTCTGTGCCTTCCTCAGCTTCAACTTCTGCTTCTGCTTCGGTCTGTATCTGCTCTTCTTTGATTGCAGGCATAAGTGTCGGGCCATAACCAAGAATTTCTCTACCTTCAGTTTTGGTAAGAAGCATATTCACATCGAGATCGCCTGCGAAAGATACCGGAACGATGTTAATAAAATCAAGTTCTACGCTCTTTAAGAACTCTATGCCTTCCGTTTCTGCAACTGTGTCCAAGTAAGGCTTCACAATGCCTCTTAGGATTGACTGCTGAATATCATAAATCTTTGTTCGGTACAATATTTCGAACTCGGAACGTATTTGCTGATTATTACCTAACTGCCCTGGTGTCGCTTGTACTAAACTGAGAGGAATTTCGAAGCCAGTTGCTATCCTATCCTTGGCAATATTGGATAGTTCCATAAAATATCCATTGTATGACTGCTCGAACGGCACCCAGTTAGCTTTTAGTTCGGGATTCTCAAGGATTTGGAAGATAACTTTGAAGTCATTGCCTGTATCAGTCATCTTGTGCATAAAAGCTTCCTGATAATCTCTTTGCTGTTCAGGAGTAAGATCACCAAACAGCTGCAAAAGTCCTGATGTAGTTAAGCCATTACGGAACTTTGAAACATTGAATTTTGCAATTCTGTATTCAAGTTCAACAAAGTGTTTGGCACCAATCCAGTTTGGTACTCCCCATTGATACATTAGCGGAGAATACTGCTTCAATTGTAGCATCGAAGACTTGTCATAACCGTACAACTCTGCGATGTTAGCACCTTGACCATATTCTGACTCAAGTAAGCTATCAAGTTCATCTGTCCATCTTGGATATGCTGCGATATCTTTTACCGTTGCAGGAACACTATTCAATTCATATTTTTCATATCCTCTGCTTCTTCCGGTATAAGGTAGAATTGCCCAATCGGCAGATACGCCAAAAAAACGAGTTTTAAGGTCTGTGCTGCGGAATGGTCGAACAAAGTTTATATTCTGATGTGAAGCGAAAACAAAACCTTGAACAACATCGAGCTGAGTGAAGGCATTACCAATTGCAGTATAGTCAAATGCTGCCTTTTTACAGATGTCCAAGATTGTATCTCCATCTGAATTTTGTCTACTCAGTACGGCCCAAAGTTTATTTTTTTCTTCGGGAGTAAGTATCTGTGCTGATTTTTCACCGAGAACTGATTTTTCCTTTCGGATATAGAAGCCTTCACCAACGGTATAGTAGGCCACCTTATTACAGATAGCCTTAGCTGTCGGAGAATTGTTAATCAGAGCAATAATCTGCTCCAATTCGCCCTCACGAACAAATGGAAGATAGTCGAACAAACCAAACAGCGCACGTGTAGGGTCTGAATTTTCGTAGTATAAGTCCTTAGGTAATACGATCTGATCGGCCGTAGTACCTATCTGCATACTGAATAAATTATTTGGCTTGTTTTTCTTACTCATTGCTCTTCGCTTTCTGTTTCAGCTTCTGATTTTGGCTTTTTAATTTTCTTAGCAGGTAAATCTAAGGTAAAATATTTCAATTCCTGCATAGTATTGTCAAAATATTTAAGAAGCTGCTCAGGATGTTTGCTATCCAGGTGTGCTTTGATGTATTTTTTAAGGTCATCACCTTCCAATGTTCCGAGAAATTTTCCCTTGTATGGTACATTGTAATTTTTGCAATAGTCTTTAACTTTTATCATAGCCTTAATATTTTAAAAAAGGCGGCTTTTACACCGCCTTAGATGGATAATACCCCACTTTTTTAATCAAAAATCAGTATGAAAAACGCTAAGACTATGTAAGAGCGATGATACCAGCAACACCAGGAGTGAAGACAGTAGCAGCACCATCAACAACTGTGTCGCAGATAAGCTCAAGTGTAATTTGTGATGGGTCGGTAAGGTTGGTACCAGTAGTGATTTGAGTACCTGCACCAAGACGAGCATTAAGGTCAGAGAAGAATCCCCAAACAACTACTTGTCCGTTGTTTTCTTCGTGAGCAACGATGATACCACAGCAAGATTGTTTTGCAGCAGAAACAAGGAAGTTACGAGTATCTTGGTCACGACATTGGCCGTTACCAGTAAATGTTTGAGTGAGTGAGTTGTTACAACCATCATCAGAAACATTGAACTGCTCCGTGAATGATTTGCTGTTACGCTTTAGCTCTATTTCGTAGAATACTTTTGTAGCTACCATTGTGATTGCTGTGATTTGCTCTGTGCCATCAAAGGTGATAGTTGAGATATCTTCGAAATTTGCTATCCAAAGTCTTTTTACACCACCTGCACAAGATTTTGCGCAATTGGTAGTTAAGCCAGTAGTAATTGCCATTTTATTTTGTATTTATATTTTTGAAAATAGGGAGGCTGTTACACCTCCCGATTATATTTAGAGACCTACTGAGAATAACTCAGACCACACATAGTTTGTGTTGAATACAAACTTTGCACGTAAAGTGATTTCGTCAGTTTCAGGATTTTGGTAAACCTTGAAGAAAGAAGCACCACCAGTTGCATCAGGTCTAAGGTCAGTACCGATAACCATATTTGATTTGTGTGTGTACACAATCTTGTTTTGGTCAACTGAACCGAAGTATTCCTGAGAGATTTCATCCCACTCATAGTGAGCCTTAACCTTGATACCTCTGTAAGAACCTACAAGGCCTTGGATTTGCTCTTCGAAGATTCTGATGAAACCTGAAGTTACAGCGTTGTCTTCCAAGTAAGTTACTACCTTATCCCAAAGCAAACCGCTGATGTGGATTACTTTCTCAGATGCAGGCATAGTCTTGAGAGCAGCAGGAGCAGCGTTAACTACATCTTGAAGCAACTCATAAGCTTGCTGATTAGTAAGAGCAGTACCTTGGTTTGAGTTAGTGTAAGCACCGATTGTGCCTGCTGTAACCAATTGGTCAAGATATTTGAAAATACCATCTGCCCAGTTTAAGTTGTCATCAGCATCAGCAACATCACCGAACCAAGCAACACGATTAACGTCACGCTTGATACCTTCGCCCAACTGCTTAGTAAGCAAGTTAAGAAGGATAGTCAAATCAGGATTGCCCTTTGCAGTTGTGTACAATGGAGCAAGTAGATCGTAGTGAGTATTGATGAACTCCTCATAGCACATCTTGGTACCAGCCTCAACGTACTGAGCAACAAGTGAGCGCTCGCTCATAGTTGAAGTACCTTTGTACTTTGGTGAACAAGCTTGAAGCTTACCAGTTACGTTTTTGATTGCAGAAAGAAGACCGATTTTGTATTCACCTGCGAAAAGGTTTTTTACGATAGCAAAATCTGCCATCATATCTTTGTCAACAAAAACAGGCTCGAACATAATGTCGATTGCATCCTGTGCATTAAGTTTGATATTTAAAGATTCCATTTTTGAAATTTTGTTTTGAGTTAAAAAATTATACAGTTAATGATACTGTTTGGAAACTGCCGTACTCAGCACCTGCATTGGTTACTCTTGCAGTTACTACATAAGTTCCTGCAGAAAGTGAACCATTTACTACGATAGTAACTTCACCATCAGCACCAACAACACCAGTATTTGTGACACCATTTACCTTAGCTTCGATAGTGTAACCTACAAGACCGATAGCACCAGTAATGATTACATCAGTTTCTGTGTTAGGTGAATCATAGTTAGCAGCAACTTCCAAGTAAGCACCTCTGTTGTCGCTATCAAGCGCATTAAGTGTGTTAACTGTGATGCCTGCAACCAAAGAAGCAGAATCAAGATTGATGCTGTAAGAAAGCACTTGCTCTTGAGTTACCAACTTGTAAACGATTTCGATACTTGCATCCGGGCCAATACCATTGTAAGCCTTAGAAACATTAGTGATGTTCAAAGTTTCAGTACCAGTTGAATAAACAGCACCATTGCCGTTACCTTTTGAATCTGTGATGTTGTAACGGATGAACTCGAACTGAGCTTGGTTAGCAGAGTTAAGAGTAAAAGTTGCAGAGTTACCACCAGCTGCGATAACAACATTGAAGGTAGGAGCCTCAGTAGAATAACCTGGATTAATACCTTTTAGAATAATGCCACCGCTGTTAGACTTAACAAACGGATTTACGGCCGCTTTTTTGAAATTCTTTTCCATTTTTATAATTTTGGATTTGTTTTGAAATAAATTACTCTCCGTTCAATTTAGCTTTAATAGATTTCGCAGCATTAACGAGCATTCCTTCGTTTTTGTCTGTGAATTTTCTTAAAGCTGCATCTCTGCGACTAAGAGTTTCAGTTGTTTGAGTTTTAGCAGTTACCTGTGGCTTCTTCTCGCTCAGCTTGATGCGAGCAAGTTCCTCACGTAGTGCTTTAATTTCGTTGGTTACATTCTCAGCTTCAGGTTTTTTTACTTTCATACCTTTGGCTTCGAGTGATGCAATCATTTCCTCTTCAGTCATTACCTTCTCTTCAGTAACAACTTCTTCCTCTTCCGGTGCTTCGATTTCGACTTTATATCCAGCAGCCTTTAGAGCTTCGATCATTTGTTCTTCAGTCATTGTTTCTTCGATTTTTTCGATGTTTGAAATGTTTTCTTCTTCGGTTTTTTTGTATTCATTATTTGGCGCAAAACCTAAGAACGCCAAGAATTTTTGGAAGAAAGATTTCTCTTCCGCTGTAATGTTATTGTTTAACTCTTGCATAAGTTCAGTTGGAACATTTACACAGTTACGAATTTGATTCTTTATAGCCTGAGCGGACTCAGGAGTAATATATGTTTGAGCTGTTTCAATTGCATCAACAAGGCCAGCATTTAAAGCTTGTTGTGCTGAAAACCACGTTTCATTATCCATCCAGGTTAAAACTTGTGCTTTGGTCTCTTCACGTGAGCCATTGACAAGCTTATTATTGGATTCAATAACATCAACATAGTTTTCTGCGATACGTTCTGTCATAGAATCAAGTGTATCGGCTAAGCTGCGAAGTGTCTTAGATCCGCCCTCCGCAAAGACAGCGGTGTTGTGTATCATATAGAAAGAATTGGCTGTCATCTTTCTTTGTCCAGGTGTTCCTGATGCGTGAATCATTGTAGCGATTGATGCACAAAGGCCACAAACGGTTACAGAAACATTGTTGTTTTGTCCGTGCCTACGCAAACGGTCAGCAATGGCAAAACCCTCGGTAACTTGACCGCCACCTGAGTTTAAAAAAATCTTTACATCTTTTGCATCTTGCAGGTCATAATCAATGTAACGGAGATTTTCGCCATAAAAAGCGTCAATCTCACCGTTAATCGTCATTTCAGCTGCTTCTGCGGTAAACTTATACATATTAAAAAATGAATTTGCACAATTATAACATAAAAAAAATATCATTTTAGTGCAAAAAAATGTCTTTTATATTTGTGTAATAAAATATTATTACTACCTTTGTTCTATCAATATGATAAATGACAATTAAAAACTACCAATTATGTCAGTATTTATTTCAATCACATTAGCAGTTAACGAAGAAGGCGAATTTTGTTCAATGACAGTTTGGACAAGCCATTCAACTATTATTTTCTCTACCAAGAACCTTGAATGTAA